CCGAAGTTCTCCTGCACGAAGCCACCGGGAATGTCATCGCCCACGGCGGACAGATGCGAGACCCCATGCGGGCACCACGGCCACGATCCCGTATGCAGTTCCTGTCCGCAGTCGTCACACGTCATTGCACGGATGGTCCCGGCATCTTGCCTGTTTGTGCCGCCGCGTGCTTACTGAGCGGAGAGGCTTTCTCAGCCAGTCCCCCATGCGCGGCGGGCGTCTTGGTCGCGCCACCGGCGGATCCCGGTGTCGGCTGCATTTCCGCCATCAGCGTCTGCGCCAATAACTGATTCTGGGCACCCGCCTGTGCGTCCAACACCGACTGCGGGTTGATCTGAATGCCCAACTGCGCGAGGATGTCCAGCACGATCGGGAACTGCGGCATCAACGGATTCAGGTCGTCGCCCTTGTACGCAAACCCAAGGCTGGGTTCCGGTTTCTTCTCCGGTGGCTCGCCCGCGATGCACTGCGCCGGGTCCAACCCGCGCAGCTCAAACATGCGCGTGAGAATCGGGGCACGGTTCACCATCGGGTCTTTCGCGGCGAACTCGTACAACTGCGTCATCAGCCGAAATTCCTGCGCGGCGTCCAACTTGATCTGCGAATCCGGCTTCGCCGTAAACTTCGGGCGCACATCGCCCATCTGGAGCATGATGTCGCGCCATTGCAGGTACGCCTGTGCGTCCTGCGGGCCAATCAACTCGGCCACGCGCATCGGGTCGGAGCAGAAGCGCAACGCGAGCGCGGCCACCTTATCCACGCCCTTCAGGTACTGGCGCAGGATGCGCTTGCGCTCGGCATCCAGCCGCACGTTCCGCGCCTTCGCAATCTCGTTCGTCTTGGTCGCGCTTTCCTCGCCATCGCCGTCATTCACGCCCGCGCCGGCTGCGTCGATGCCCGAGGTCTTCGCAATGTCCTTCGTGATGTAGTCGTTCGCGAGATACGTCTGTCGCGGGGACGACCCCTGCGTGAGCAACTGGAAACTGCCCTGCAACCCGCCCACGAACGCATCATCCGGCAAGGGAATCAGCGAGCCGGTCATGGCTTCGGTGACCTTCGTAATCGCCTCGAGCGGGAACGCGGACGCCTTGTACGCGAACTTCGGCTTGTTAATGTCCCGCTCCTGCACCATCTGCGAGCGGAACAGGCACAGTTCCTTCACCAGCGGCCGGCGCATCGACGCATCGGACGGTGGTGTGGCCGAATCCGGCAGCGAGCGCACGGTGAACACGTGGATCGGGTTGCCGATCATCGAGTCCGCGCGCAACCGGCCATTCGGCAGCTTCGTCTGGTACGGTGACGCCCACTCGGGGTTCGGCTCGCCCATCGGGCCGGTCTTGTCTGCGAAGCCCTCCACGCCGTCAATCAGGATGTGGCGGCGGTAGATCTCCGGGTGCTGCTCGTCGTCATCGAACAGGTACGCCTTGTACCAGATGATCGTGCCGTCGACGTACGCCAGCGCGGAGTCTTCGCCCGCCGTGCCCGTCTCGAGCACTTTCTCGTCTTTCGTGCGCGTACCCTCGAAATCCGGTGGCAGCGTGCAGAGGCGGCGCGCGGCTTTCAGCGGAATGCGGAAGTCCATACCCAACCACGGCGCGTCGTCAAAGTCCGTTGACGTGAAATCGGCGGGTCGGCGGAACTTCTTGTCGGAAATCTCATCCCACGTCCACGCTTCGTGGATCGGCACCGGCACGGGCTGATTCAGGCCCAGCACCGCGCCCGGTTGCGGCGCGTACGGCGTCTCCACGATCGTCGGGTTGTAGCCGATGACCGTCGCGCCCCGCCCAGAGATCGCCGTACAGCGTTTCAGCGAGACGAGGACCGTTTCGAGCGCATCCACGTAGTCGCTGCCCAAGAGAACATTGACCAGCTTGCGGAACGCCATGACGCCCGTGGAGGTCGCCTGGAACCCGGCACCGGGGGAGAACTGGAGTTCGGGGGATTCAAAGAACAGTTGCCCGGTTTTTTGCTCGGTTTCGTAGAAGTCGACGTTGACATTGACGAACTCCCCTTCCGGCATCGCGTCCAGCGGTGCCCCGATCAGGAAGTTGACGTTCTCCTGCCACTTCGACCAGAACGGCTCGTCCGCGCGAATGGAGCGGTCGCGCTCCTCCTGCCAGAACTTCGCGTCGTACGCGGCGTTAGCTGGCAAATCTCACCACCCAACCACGTCCTTCTTCATAGACTCTCGCGCCCTTAAAGGCGAGTCCGCGCCGATAAGGTTTCCCGTCATCAACCCATGCTTCTACGAAACGCTCATGGACGACGAGTTCACCCTCAAAGGCCTCAAACAGTTCGCGCCCGACGCGCATCTCGCGCGGATACACGCCACGGCTCTTGTAGTGCGCCATGTACGCATCACGCAAGAACTCGCACGCGGCCCGCGTCCGCACCTTCGCTGGCAGGAACGCGGTCGGGATCTTCGCGGCGACGCACGCGCCCACAGCGCCGGTCGCGAGTAAGCCGAGAAAGCCGCGCCGTGAAAAGTTACGCATAGCGCACCGACTCCCCACCTAACCGTGATTTCGTCTTCGGACGCACGCTCTGCCGCAGATGCCCCATCGTCCCCGGCGCAAACACGGGCTGGGTCTTCGCGAACACGCCCGGTGACGGGCGGCTCATCGCCCCGTAGCGCCACGCATCGAGCGCGTGATCGTCCATCTTCGTGTCGACGTCGTCGGGGTCATGCTTATCGCTGCGCGCATTCGGGATCGACCGGATCAGGTACCGACAGTCCGGGTGCGCGAGCATCCACGGCTTCCCGTCAGGCGCATCGCGGAGCAGCGCATGGCACCGGCCCCAGCCGTTCACCCGCTCGTTGTCCGCCTTGGTCACCGGGACGCCGTAGAGCGCGAGTGACTCACCAATCGACTGCCCCGTAAATTGCGGCGTGTGATGGCTCGCGCCAGTTTTATTGAAGATCGCGGGGTCACCGGCCGTGTACGACGGCCGCACGCCCAGTTCCAGATCTTTTGCCAGAATGCGATGGGCCACCTCCTGCTCGTCCATGTCGCGGAACTTCAACTCACTCCGCAGGTACAGTCGACCGTCTGGAAGAATCGCCCACCACAGGACGCATCCGGGCTGGTTGCGTCCCCAATCGAGTGAGCGGAACCACCGAACACTCTCGGGTGTGCCCAGATCAGCCACGTGGTGCGACTCCCGCCACTGGCTGAAGAACTGCCCAGAAAATACGCGCCAATCGCCATGTCGCAACTGTTCGTACCGCCACTTCGGCAAGAGGGCCAAAGTACGGAGATAGTCGGGGTCGATGTACGGGTTGTCGTCGAGCGTGGCCGGGATGTACGCGAAGTTCGCCGGGTCATACATCTCCTTCAACGCGGGGTACAACTCGTAATCCGGCTCATGGTCGACAAACACCTGCAACAGCGCATTGGAACTCGGCCCGCCGGGGTTCGACGCCACGACAAACCGCGCCCCGCCGGCCGCCAGCACCGCTGGCTTATTGCTGCGCGCACGGGTGCTTAATTCCAAAATCGGCACGTCCCCCAACTGTCCAATCGGATACTGGCTCCCCTCGTCGCACACAATCGCGTCATATTCCGTCGACAAGTAGTTCTGGACCGCGTCCGCGTCCTCCATGTGCCCCATCTGAATCAGCGACCCGTTCGGGAACTTCAACACCCCGTCGCCCTTATTCAGATCCGCCCCGATCAGCCGACTCTCGCTCTCCATCCGCCGCATGTGCGTCTGGAGCAGTTGCTTGAAGTTCTCCCGAAGCAACAACGCTTCGTAGCCAGGTATCGTCAGGCATTGCTTGTAGAGCCACCACCGCGCGCCAGTACTCTTTCCAGGCCCTGCGGCCCCGCCCCACAAAATATTCCTCGCCGGACACTCCCACATGACGACCTGCTTCGGCACCGGCACGAACAGACACCGCTTCTCCTTGCCCTTCAGCGTCACCACAATCGCGTGCGTCGTCTGCCTGCGCCAACAGACCTCCTGCGGACACAACCAACACCGCAACCCCAACACTTCCGATTCCACCAACGGCCGCCGGCACCAGCAGCAGGTCGCGCTCACATGCGCGTTCACGACCCCTTTTTCTTGTTTCTGGGGGTACGCGACCCTTTGTTTCGAGTGGGTACCCGCTGACCACCAGCCAGAGCCACCACCGGGGTAGGGTCCCCCCCGAATCCGGCCGCAGCGATTCCGACTTTCACCTCGCCGTCGAGCGCACGCACGCTGCTGTCTGGCTGGTTAACATAATCTCTATTTATAGGACCTTGAACGCTGTTCACACTAGCACTTAGGCTGTGCAAATCACCGCTAAGTGAAGGCGAAGGTGTTGCGATGATCCCCACTTTGATGTCGCCAGCACCAGCACCAATCTGGACTACGACTCGTGGCGCCTGGCTGTCGTCCTGGCGCTTACTCCAGCGCTCAGGATGGCGGCGCTCGAGATGCGTCGCAGCTGCGGCCCAGAACTGCGGTAACTCACTGGCCCGACGCACGTTAGCCACCATCTTGGCTTCGGCTCGAGCTTCAGCTCTTTCTACGGCGTTCGCAAAGGCCTTGAAGGCAGCATCGGCGGGGTCATCAGACTGTGCCCGCTTGAGCCATTCGTAGACCGTAACCTTTGATAGGCCAGCGAGTTTGGCAGCGGTCTCGATGTAGTTGCCGTCGCCCACGGCTTCGAGGAACTGTTGGAGGGTTGATGAACTGCTAATGTCGCTGGGCCGGCCTGTGGCAGGCGGCGAATACAGATTGGCGATGGTCTGAGCCTGTTCGGCTAAGCTCGGCATTCTGGTGTGGTTGGGAAGGGCTGGGCAGCGCCGTGCTACGCCCGGTCGCTGTTCTAAACAGCCCTGTGGATAAAGCATGGGCCAGCCCCGTGTGGATTACTAGTAGGTGTTTGTGACGAGGCTGCTCTATGTAGTTCTAGGCTGCTCTATGTTCTGGCGTCCAGGTATTGACAGGCTATTCCAGCTTTCGCCTTCCTTTCAAATATCTTCAGCTCGGCTCACTTTCCTATTGACTATCATTATTATCAGAGTAATCTACATCTATCAGCAATCACGCTGACCTCTTGACACTGACCCGGAAGGGTTGAAGTGAGGATAAGATGACTAAGATTTACCGCTGCAAGCTCCACGATAAGCATTACACCGTCTGCCGCACCTGCCAACATCAATACTGCGAGACCTATTGGGCCGCATGCCCGCGATGCGCCGAGACCAGGGCGGACCACGAACAAGCCGTCACCTATGAATACGCGAGTAGTGAGACCGCCTATGGGAAGACCGTAGGTTATGGCTTCGCGCTGAAGGTGTTCTAAACCTATTAACCTCTTAACACTGCCCGCAAGGGTGAAGTGAGGTAGACATGAGCGCATTTCAACTCCCAGAGACCCACATCGGCGCGATCGCGAAGTTCGCCATTCGTAACAACAGAGGCGCGGCTATCTCGTCCTACTTCGACGGCTCGACCCGTAAATACTACTTCGAGGACATCTGCACCGTACTGGCGGCTGAATGCTACCGCTCAGTGCGCGCACGCTATCCCAAAGGCCCGTTGCCCGGTCCGATCAGCGCCGGCGATGGGCCTGTCGCCTTCACGTTAATGCAGAGCCAATACGCCACCCTTCAACCGGTCGACGTGCTAAAGGCCTGCCGTAGCTATGCGTATCAGTCCTGCGAAACAGGCGATTGGGATAGCACCGAGGCGCACGCGCTCATTCAGTCGATTGAAGCCGCGGCCGTGCGCGCGCTCCCTGGCTTCGATGAGTCGCCCGCGTGGGA